AATTCAGAAGCAAAAAATCGCGGACTTCCAACATTCTCAACTTGCCATTTCGCTCACCCGCTTACCCCCTCGCCTCGAGGACCATCCAATGCCATCCGTGCAAGCCGTGGCCAGTTGCCCCGTATTCGATTCGTTCCGTGTGCGGCAGGTGGCGGGGATGTTCGACGTTCCGATTGCCCGGCGGGCCACGGAGCGGTTCGAACTGGACGTGCCCGAACTGGGCGGCCAGTGGCAAATCGGGCTGATCACCGGCCCCTCGGGAAGCGGCAAGAGCACCATCGCCAGGAAGCTCTTTGGAGAGGATGTTTACGCGCCTCGAAAGTGGCCGCCGGAGCGGGCCGTGATCGACGGCCTGGGCAACCGGCCGATCCGCGAGATCACCGGGCTGTTGACGGCCGTGGGATTCGGCTCGCCGCCGGGCTGGATCAAACCGTACCACGCGCTGAGCACCGGCGAACAGTTCCGCTGCGATCTGGCCCGAGCGCTGCTGGGGGCGGAGGAGGGCAGGCATGGCTCGCCCAGGAGCGTTGTGCTACATGCCTCCTCGAACGGCTGTCTCGCCGGCGCCGTGTCTGAAGAGCCACGCCCCCGCAGCCCCGATCGGTCTCCCGCAAGGGGAGAGGGAAGTCTTGAAGCAGCGTCGAATCCACCGCCCGACTCCATTGTCGTGTTCGACGAGTTTACCAGCGTGGTGGACCGGAATGTGGCCAGGATCGCCTCGGCGGCGATTGCCAAGGGGATTCGCGGAGGCTTGATCCGCTGCCGCTTCGTGGCGGTGACGTGCCATTACGACGTGACGGAGTGGCTCCAGCCCGATTGGGTGATCGATATGGCCGTTCGGCAGTTCCAGCGGAGGTGTCTTCCACGACCGCCGATCCGGTTGGAGGTGTTTCGCTGCCAGCGCAGCGCGTGGACGATGTTTGCGCGCCATCACTATCTGAGTGGATCGCTGGCTCGTGGCGCGCGGTGCTACCTGGCGCTATGGGACGGCGTGCCCGTGAACTTTTGCGCCACGGTTCACTTGATCGGCAGCGCCCATCGCTGGCGATTCACGCGGATCGTGACCCTGCCCGATTATCAGGGCGTGGGGATCGGCACGGCGGTGACCGAGGCGGTGGGCGACCTGCACCGCCGGACGGGCGAGCGGATCAGCCTTACCACGAGTCACCCGGCCATGATCGCCCACTGCCGCCGTTCGCCGCGGTGGCGCGCGGCCCGGGTGTGGAAGACGGGCGGGAACCGCGCGGGACACCTGCGGGGCAACTACCGGGCCTCCAGCGGCAGGGCTGTGGTGTCGTTCCAGTACGTAGGGGTGAGGGACGAGGGGTGAAGGGGGAGTAGCGAAACGGAAGGACGGATAACTGCCAACTTCCTCATCCCTCGCCCCTGATCCCTCCTCAGGAAAGGACCTGACATGGCCCAGCGGCCCGTATTGGACGACGCCAAGAAAGGGTTCATCCTGGGCGTCGTGAGCGCGGGATGCAGCCGGCGCACGGCGGCGCGGTTCGTGGGTTGCGCGGTCTCCACCATCGCCAACACGGCCCGGCGGGACGCGGAGTTCGCCCGGAAGCTCCGCGAGATGGAGCACGGCACGGAGGTGACCCTCATGCGGCGGATCAAGCAGGCGGCGGAGAAGGAGCAGTATTGGCGCGCGGCGGCGTGGGCCTTGGAGCGGAAAAACCCGCACGACTACGCCCCGCGGCGGCCCGACGTGATCACCGCCGAGCAAATGGTCCACATCCTACGGGAATTCGCCCAGATCATCGTGGCCGAGGTGCCCGTGGCCAAGTACCGCAAGAATATCGTCAAGCAACTGGACCAGATGACCGCGCGGCTGCGGCGGGAGCGGAAGGAGTGAGGGGGTGAGGGGGTGACAAGGTGGCAAGGGTGTGGGGGAACCACCTACCCATCCCTCACCCCTCATCCCTCGTTCAAGCGAGAGCCGGATTTCCAGGACATGAATGCTCGAAGACCGTTACGTGACGACCTCCTTCCGCGCCCGCTGCTGCGGCGGATGCTGCGCGATGTGCTCGAGGAGATTGCGCGCGCTCACGGCGCGGCCCGGCGCCGCGAGTCGGGACGGGCGGCCGAGGACCTGCTGGCCTGGGGCCGCCGCTATTTGCCGGAGCATTTCACCCGCCCGCCGTCGCTGATGCACCGCTGGCTGGCCGCGCGGCTGGCGGAGATGGATCGCACGAGGGGAATCAAGGTCAATCTGCTTGGGCCGCGGGGCGGGGCCAAATCGACCGTCGCCACGCTGGCCTATCCCTTGCGCGCGGCGGTCGAGGGCCGCGAGCCGTATATCTGGATCGTTTCCGACACCCGCCACCAGGCCTGCGCGCACCTGGAAAACCTGAAAAGCGAGCTGGTGGACAACCCGCGCCTGGCGGCCGACTACGCCCACGCGGCCGGGCGGGGGCCGGTCTGGCGAAGCGGGTCGATCGTGCTTCGAAGCGGCGTGACCATCGATGCCTTCGGCACCGGGCAACGGATCCGCGGCCGGCGGCGCCGCGCGAACCGGCCCACCTTGATCGTCTGCGACGATCTGGAGAACGACAGCCATAGCCGGTCGGCCCTCGCCCGGGAGCGGTCGCGGGAATGGTTCCACGGCACGCTCTTGAAGGCCGGCACGCGGCGCACGAACGTGATCAACCTGGCCACCGCCTTGCACCGCGACGCCCTGGCCATGCGGCTTCACCAGACGCCGGGGTGGACCTCGAAGATCTTTCGCGCCATCCAGCGGTGGCCCGACGCAATGTCGCTCTGGCAGGCCTGGGAGACGACCTACACCGACCTGGCCAATCGCGGCTACCGGGAGGCGGCGCGGAGGTTTTACGACGAGCATCGAGCCCAGATGGACGCTGGCGCGGTGCTGCTTTGGCCGGAGGAAGACGACCTCTACACGCTGATGTGCCTCCGCGCCGAGAGCGGGCGCGCGGCCTTCGAACGGGAAAAGCAGAACTCGCCGATCAGCCCGGAGCTTTGCGAATGGCCGGAAAGCTATTTCGACGAAGGCGTCTGGTTCGAGGGCTGGCCGGAGCGCTTGGCGGCGAAGGTGCTGGCCCTGGACCCGAGCAAGGGGAGCGACGCGCGGCGAGGCGATTATTCGGCCTTCGTCAAGCTGGGCGTGGACCGGCAGGGCCTGCTGTACGTCGAGGCCGAGCTGGCGCGGCGTTCGACGCCCCAGATCGTGGCCGCCGGCGTCGAGCTGTGCCGGCATTTCCGGCCCGACGCCTTCGGCGTGGAGGCCAACCAGTTCCAGGACCTCCTGGGCGGGGCCTTCGAGGCGGAATTCCTTCGCCAGGGGCTTCTGGGCCTGCGGCCGTGGCTGCTGAACAACCAGGTGAACAAGCTGGTGCGGATCCGGCGATTGGGACCTTACCTGGCCGGCCGCCGCGTGCGGTTCAAAAGCGGTTCAGCCGGCACGAGGCTCCTGGTCGATCAACTCCAGGAATTTCCCCTGGCCGACCACGACGACGGCCCCGACGCCATGGAGATGGCCGTGCGGCTGGCCGCGGAATTGTTGAGAGGAAGAGCCAACGGCGACGGGCTGGGAAAGAGGCTGATGATCGAAGTGTGAACTGGGGTTTTGCAAATCGGAGATTTCGGCCAATCGTGTACACGATCGCCCCTCAGGAACCTCATGGGTTTTCAGGGGCCTGTTCAGGGGACAAACACCTGAACAAGGTCATTTTGCAAAACTCCCATGTGAAGTGAGAAAGGCGGGAAGGTTTCTGGTTCGATCACCACGAGCAAACGGGAAGGACGTGTGTTATGCAGACGATCGCGGATACGCCACTGGAGCGCCTGGAGCGGCGCCTGGCGGAGGCGATGGACGAGTTGTGGGACCACGTGGTCGATCCGTCGGAGGCGTACGATGACGATGACGGCTCGCGATGGCTGGCCCTGGCCGGCGGCTCCGCCGGCACAACCGCCGGGGCCGCGGCCTTTGCCAACGAGCGCCAATTGGCCGAGATCCGGGCGCAATGCCGCGCCTTGGCGCTGGATAACGAATTCGCCATCAATGCCCTGGAAAACCGCGTCAGCTTTTTGGTGGGCCACGGGCATTCCTACCGGGTGACCGCGCGGCCGGGCCGAGCCGCGCCGGCCGAGCTGATCCGCCGGGTGCAGTCGGTCATCGACGAGTTCATCCGCTTGAACCAGTGGCACCGCCGCCAGCAGGAGATCGTCCGCCGCCGGGACCGCGACGGCGAGGCGTTCCTGCGGTTCTTCACCGCGCCCGACGGCACGACGCGGGTCCGTTTCGTCGAGCCGGGCCAGGTGGCTACGCCGCCGGAGCGGGCCGGCGACCCGTCGGCCGGTTTCGGCATCCAAACCGAGCGGGACGACGTCGAGACGGTCTTGGGCTACTACCTCGACGGCGGCTGGGTCGATGCGGCCGAAATCCAGCACCGCAAGGCCAACGTCGACGCCAACGTGAAGCGAGGGTTGCCGTTGTTCTACCCCGTCCGCAAGAACCTCCGCCGCGCAGAAAAGCTCTTGCGCAACATGAGCGTGGTGGCGGAAATCCAATCGGCCATCGCCCTGATCCGCAAGCACGCCTCGGGGACGCGGGACACGATCCAGCAGTTCGTCCAGGCGGAAGCCGAGGCAAGCGTCACCGCGCCGGGCACGGGGCGGACCAGCTATTTCCGCCGCTATGCCCCGGGCACGATTCTCGACGCCTTCGCGGGCGTGGACTACCAGTTCCCCGCCGCGGCCATCGACGCCGGGCGCTACGTGGTCGTGCTCCAGGCGGAACTCCGCGCGATCGCCGCCAGGCTGGTGATGCCCGAGTTCATGCTCACCAGCGACGCCTCGAACGCCAACTACGCCTCGACC